GACGAAAACCGACCCTCAGTTGGAGTTGTTTTCGGAGGACCGGTACGGGAACGTAATCCGGAAATTAACGAATATCGATATTAACCGGATCACGCCCGTTGTGGGGGAGTAGATAATTTGTAAGTAAGTTCGCAGACAGTTTATCAACTCCATCTATAGATATTATAAGGATTTATAAAAAAAGACGCAACTGATAAAGCAATTATTAGGACTTCTATAACCGCATAAAAACTGCACCCCAGCTTCCGGTTATAACTAACGAAATAATACGGAATTATGAGAATTTCAAGAATAACCGGAAGTTTTCGACTTAAGAAGTGCTGAATAATCCGAGGACTATTCGAGAAATTATTTAAGAGACTTTAAAGAGGTTTAAACCGCTATATAGTATAGAGTTAAAGTAACCATAAAAGATCGAGATGCGTTACATTATGAATAAAGAAGCGCCGGACTTAATAACCGCCCGGCGCCGACTAACGAACTAAAAAAACCAACGTGCGTCCGTGAGCGAATTCCGATACATCGGCAGATTTCCCCGAAGGAGATAATCCGCCGAAACGTTCAGTTCCCGGACGAGAGATTCTATAACCTCCGACGGAACACGCCGCCGCCCCTTCTCCCATTGGCACCAAGTATTCTGACGATAACCCACCGCGCTCGCCATCTGTGCCTGCGTCCATCCATGCGATAAACGCACCTCCCTTAATCGACGTCCTGTCATCCGATCCTCCTATAGATAACGCAGAACCCTCCTTATTGCATACCCTTAATCGCGGGAAATTGTTAAAAGTTATTAAGGCACCGATAAGAAAACCCCCGCGCTGGCAGGGGTTATTTGATGTTCGATAGGTTTTTTAGGCGGCGTCTATCCCGTAGTAATACGCGCCGATCCCGTGGAGTAGATAGATCACGAGGCCGTTCCAGACCTGCCGGGCCAGCCCGCCGGTATAACTCCGTTTGATCGCCGCGTATGCCGCGAGCGGATTATTGTTCCGCGCGATATAGGCGTAATCACATATCCGGCCGCCGATTATCGCCCATCCTTCTTTAATTATCCTTTCGACCTTCATTACCGCCTCCTATTCCGCGTTCTCGCCTTCCTGAAACAGAAAATCGCTCGCGCGGGTGATCATCTCTTTGACATACCCCAAATCGTCGAACTTTCCGAAATAGTCTTCCCGGCCTTTCCCGTACTCCGCGATGCCTTTCTGTAAACGGGTCAACATCGACGCGATATCCGCTTTCCGCTTGATAAACCGTTCCGCCGACGGCGTTTTTTCCGTTCTTGTCATCCTTTTCTCCTCGTCTTTGATACACACACATTAGCTTGCCCCGCGACGGAAGTCAATAGGTTGGCGCGGAAATATAGGAAAATATTATAGATAATTCTTGTTATGGACAATAATTATACCAAGCGGGGCTTGCTCTGCGGCAAAAGTCAATAGGTTGGCGCGGAAACAACGAAATATTTTCCGAAAGGATAGGAATTTCCGCGCACCGGCGGTATAATACTCTACCGATCCTATCGAATCGGCTTCCGGGAGGGATTATGAACGAACTGGTCACCATTCACGAGAAGGAGATCGACGGGACTACCGAGAAAACGGTCAATGCCCGCGAACTCTGGGATAAACTTGAAATTGAGACAAGGTTTAACGACTGGATTACACGCCGTATCGAACTGTATGGATTTATAGAGGGAGAAGACTTTTACTCAAATTTGAGTAAAAGTACCGGAGGAAGACGTGAAAAAGAATATCTACTTACTCTGGACACTGCTAAAGAATTGGCGATGGTAGAAAATAACGAGGCGGGAAAGGCGGTAAGAAAGTACTTCATCGCGGTCGAGAAGGAATATTGGAAGAAAGTGCGCGAGGATAAAATCCAACTCGAGAGTAAAATAGAAGCGATGCTGCCGAAAGTCATGGAGTACGAATGGTTCTTCGGGTCGAGCTACGGTGTTACCCTCGAAGAAGCAGCGAGGATGCTCTATCCGCTCGGCGGCGTGAAGTTCCTTATCGACAATCTCAAGACCATCCGGCTGAACGACGGCGAACGGACTACCGGACTGATCAAAGAAAACGGTTTACCGAGTGAAAAAGCTCTATTTAACGGGTATTTTACGCTCCGTTACAAACCGAATAAAAAAGGATTGAAGCCTGAAGTGCGGATCACCCCGAAGGGCATCCGTTATATCCACAAACGGGAAACCGAACAGGTACATACATGGGCGATGCTTTACGATGAGAACAAAGATAAATAACCTCCCCCCTTCCTGACATGCCGGAGCGGGGTGGATTATTCTTTCTTTTCATCCAGTTTATCTTTAATCCTTTTCAAGTACGGTATTATAAATGAAGCTATTGCTATCATGGTCAGCGGAATTGAACATATTATATACCCAATACCTGTTGAGATTATAGAAATATTATTCGTATAACCGCTTAAATGTGAAAAACCAATAAATAATGTAGTAATGATACTTCCGATAACTACATATCGAATGAATCCAATCAGATACTTCATTCAGTTTCTCCTTTACCTCCGCCGGAGCGGGGTGATTTATTTGGATTTATATTCTATTGAAAATGAGGGAGTTCCAAGCTTATCGTTCATATAAGGCAAAATAAACTCCATATATATTTTATAACTTTTATCTTTAGATAGGTATTGAGATTTTTCCAATCCGCCTTTTCCATCATAATCCTGAACTATATTAGTAATTAACGTGTATTTTGAATTTAAAGCATTATAAAACTGTCGGTAAATATATTTCATGGATTGATAATCTGTCTTGTCTACCACAGCTACTAATTTAAAAAAATGTAACAATCCATCTTGAAAGTCATAAGTAGCATTAAATAATATTCCTGCAATGAAATAATCAGAAAAGAAAAAATCTGACTTTTTTGATTTATCCATGAAAGGGGTATATTCAGCTAAATTTCCTAATCTATCTTCAACCTCCGCCTTACTGATCCCGAACGGTACGAGCGGAAATTTCAGTATCTCGTCGTACTTCCCGGCGTACGCCGCCGTCCATGCCGTCAGGAGCAGAATGATCCACCCTGCTATCCTCATCCCTTCTCCTCCCCGCGCCCCGCGGGTTTCTGCCTCTGCTTCTCCACGTTCTTCTGCCGCTCCGTCTTCATACCCATTAAAATATCCTTCATTCCATTAACAAGACCATGCCATTGGTAAAAGTATTCCTTATTCTCTTTACCTTCCTCGTCCTCTCTTTTCAACGCCATCGCCTGAGTAAATAACTGTTGGAGGGCGAAACTTCCTTTGAAATGCTCCATCAGGTCTTCAAAGTCGTCACCGAGCTGGAACTGGGTGTCGATGATCGCGTCTCCCTGATCCATGAAGAACCATAGCGGGTTGACGTTCAAATTAAATATTAAATTCTTCATGAAAGTTAAATTAGGAGTAGCAATATTATTCTCATATTGTGATATAGCTTGAGGAGAAAAACCCGTTTTTTCAGCAAATTTTTCCTGATTCAATCCCCACATCTGCCGAATCTGTTTGATTTTTATTCCGTAATTCATTCCAACATCAATGTCTTGAACTTCCATAACACACCTCAAAAAATATATTTCTATTATTAAGGAAAATATTTGACTTTCCTGTATATATACTATAGCATAATAGAATATTTCTATTTTCACGGATTTTATCCGTAATAATAGAGTTTCAGATTGGTTTCCCAAAGAAACAACGGTTATTATAGGGGTTTTTTCCATAAAAGTAAATGGGTATTTTGAAATAACTCAGGTGAAAATTAATAAATTGGTACGAAATCGGCGAAAACCGTCTTCTTCGACCTCCTAAGGGTTGATTTCGTGCCGTCCCTCGCCTCGGCTCCGCCCGGCGGACAGCTTCGGCTTTACCGGCGTCCGGGTGAGGGATGTATTTATCAAACGGTTTCGCACGAAATCGAATGAGGGAGGATTTTATGGAACGGAACGACTACGGTTCGAGGATTAATGAGGTCAGATTATTTTATCATCTAACTTTAGAACAATTCGCTCAAGAATTCCACGTATCACCAGAAGATATTATAAGTTTCGAATCGACCGATGTGATGCCGCCTGATCATTTTTTTCAGGATTTATCGAAAATAACTGGCATTTCTTACTTATGGTTAAAGACTGGTGAGGGTAAAAAACGAATACGACAAACCCGTTCGGAATTATTAGACGAGATCGACCGCCTGATCGGGAAGATGGACGAGTTGACCGAACTCACCCTGAAAATCCGCGACGGAAACATCTACGATTGGAATCTCAATCCATATATGACCCTTGTATCTCAAGGTAAAACGGAGCCGGAAAATGAAAAATAACACCTCGACTTCCTTCGGCGAACCGAGTATTATAAAAACCTCAAAAAACACCATTATTCCTGTCGTTATAAAAAAAGACGGAAGTTTCTTTTCCGCCGGGGATATCTCCCTATACGAATTTTACCGGATAAAGACCTCGAAGAAACTTGAGGTCTATAAATCCACGCCGCTCCGGGTGGAAATCGTAAGAAAATATCTGATTAAGGGCATCCATCCTAAATGCACACCTTTCATCAGCACGTCCACACAAACGGCTACGCCGAAACCCTCGTATTACACAATACGCGGGTTCGAATTGGGGCGCGATATGATGGGACGGAATATAATTCGGCAGACAGTTAGGCTGGAGCGGGAGTCGTCCCGCCTGCGCCTGACGAATGCCTTAAGATGATGGTAAATGTCGGCCGGATACGGCTGAAAGGAGGAGTTATGACGACAGAATTAGAGTTAAAAGATTTGGAACAACTGATCGCGGCTGACGGAGCGGAGGACGGATTTATCGACCTTTACGCGGAACTGCAGAAGTCATTGAAACCGAAATCAAAACCGAAACCGCCGGTCAGCTACCGTTTTACCGAAGCCTACGGCCACCCGAAGGGCGTGATCGAGTTTTCGCCGGAGATTATGTCCATGCTCGGTTGGGAGAACGGAACTCGGCTTCGCGTGCTCGCTGATCAGACGGCTAAAAGGTACTTTATACGGCCTTCGGCTGAAACCGATCCCCAAGGCGACGATGGGTATAAATTCGTTTCTAAAGCGAACGGCGGCGGGTACGTGATGCTGAAATACCCGGCGGAAGGATTTTTCCGCAATGAAGAAGTGAGTGCGAAGCGGTATAAGATCGAAAAAGAGATCATTGCGTTCGAGTTGGACTCACCCGCGATTGAAGCATTCGCGGAATAATATTCTCCCATATATGGGAGTCAGGAGGATAGAGATGACGCATTTAATCGAAGTGACCCATGAAGAGGCGAGGAAACTCGCGGCGGAAGACCGGTTATTCGAGGTTACCGAGAAGGTGAAGGAAATGCGGTCAACGATGTTCGTAGTCGCGCCGGATTCGCATACCGCGCTCGCGTTATGGTCGCTGTATAACAACGCGCATTCGCCCAAGCGGAGCCTGTGCGTATCCACGATATCGATACGCCGGTATAAGTCTATGGAAATCGGAAATATACCGGAAATCCATATCGGCGCGATAGCGGATATCGACGACGATGCCGTCCCGGCGGAGAAACCGGAGTTACAGCCGGTAGCGTGAATTATTACCCTTCGGCATCCCGCGATGGAACGCGGGACAAGCGCTCAGGGTGACAAAAAAACAGTCATCCCGAGCACTTGTCCTCCGCGAAAGCGGGGGATGTCGAGGGATCACGGGTGTCCAAAGCGTGGTGCTTACGCCGCAAATAGTGGTGTTTCCGGGGGTTCGACTCCTCCCGCCCGTAAATCCCGCTCCTGCGCATCCATGCGCACGCGGGACTTCTCGCATCGTGCGAGTCGTAAATGGGACGACGGCCTTCTTAAGAGTCGTCATCTCATAGAACCCTGTAAGCCGGGGAGGGCCGCAATGCCCTCTTCGGTCTATTAAACGACTGTCATTGCGAGCGAAGCGAAGCAATCTGTTCGAATAAACATCGCGGTGACAAGGAAAGGTGTTAATGCCGAGAATTTTCAAGATCAAGGAACTCCGGCGGGAATATGTTTCGCCGGTCGAGCTTGCCGAAGCGGTCGGGAAATCTCCCGAATGGCTCCGCACGCTCGCTCGCCGCGAAAAATGGAAGCTCGCTGTTATCGACGGACGGGGGCGCGGAGGAAAGACGCTCGCCATCCGTATCGACAGCCTTCCCGCCGATTTCCGGGATAAACTCACTGCCGCCCGCATGGACAAGCTCGCCGAAACAGTGAAAAAAGACGACGCCGCGCTGATTATCGACCAGCCGAGTTGGCAGCAGGAGATCGTGAACGACAGGCTATATTTACTAACCCAATTCCGTAATTATGTAGACGCTTCTTATAACGGTAAAAATATGACGATTCTTTACGAGTGCTTCGTCGGACGTTATAACTCCGGCGATATTTCGACGGAAATTCTGAAAAGGCAAGGCTCGATCTGCCCGCGCACGTTGAAACGATGGGAAGCGGCATATAAAAAGCGGGGCGCGCGCGGTCTGATGGCGGCATACGGCAAGAAAAAAGGAATGAGCAAGGTGCCGGTCGAGGATAGGCAGACCATCATGGGGTTATGGAACAACCAGAATAAACTCCGCGCGCTTTCTATCTATCATAAAATAATCCATACCCGCGCTAAAGCTCTTCAGGAGCTAAAACTTCTTACAATGCGGCAGGCTCAAGGCGGTGAAATTCCGTCTGGAAGTGAAGGAATTGCGGATTATACGGCATGCGTGCGCGAGGTGATGCGTTCCTACCCGTCCTACGATACGGTACTCCGGTTTATCAAGAACAATTCGAATTACGCATCGAATGTTTATTACCGGGAGGGAAAAATGAGATTTAAAGAAAAATGTATGGGATATGTCGAACGCGATCCGAACACTCTCGGAGTAAACGAGATATGGAACTCCGACGGGCATAGATTGAACTGCTGGATTCAGCATCCATATATCGCAAACAAGGCAGTCCGCCCGGTAGTCGTGGTATGGATGGATCTGCGCTCGAAGATGATCACCGGGTTCAGCGTCAACCTGCATGAAAACACCGGCGCGGTCGTCGCGTCACTCGCCGACGGTATCGGAAAGTGCGGGGTGCCGGATACGGTTTATCTCGATAACGGTAAAGCATATAAGAACAAGCAGACGATGGGCGTAAGCCGCAATAAAATGAACAAGTACCGCTTCGCTTCCGAGGAAACACGTCTTGCATTGAACGATATCGCGGATGAATCGACGACGGTAGGAACATTCTTCAGGTTCGGGGTAAACGTCGTATGGGCGCTGCCGTATAACGCGAAGGCGAAGCCGGTCGAGCCGTTCTGGGGCGTATTGAATAATTCGGGAACGAGATTTTTAGCAAGTTACGGGGGAAACTCTATTTTAGAAAAACCGGAAAACCTTCCGGACCGTCTGAAAGACACATTAAAACTCCCGACTATCGACGAACTTCGCGATTATCTCGCCGGGGTATTCGAAGATTACAACCACACGCCGTCGCGCGGCGCGGGAATGAACGGGCTGATGCCAATGGAAGTATGGAAAGAAGGTATTGCGAAACGTGAAGTCAGGAAACTTTCCCCGGAAACCATATCGCTACTCAAACTGCATAGAGGAATGACGCGCGTCGTACAAAACGAAGGCGTGACATGGGATAACCGATGGTATGACGCTCCCGAACTGATAAATTGGCTGACTACGACGGTCGAGATTGGGATAGACCGCGACGACCTGACAAAGCTATATATTTTCGTCCCTGATAAGCGGGATGAGAACGGAAATCCAATCGATCCAGATGGCGGACGGCTGATTTGTAAGGCTGAATGGATAAAACCGCAAGGATTTAGTAAACCGGGTGTTCCTATGGATATGGAACAACTCGCCCAGCGGAAACGTCTCGAACGGGAGAAAATGAAACATATCCGTCTCGGAGAAGATAAGACCGCGCAGATCGCGGGGATGGATAACCTGATCGCGGTGGAAGCTCAGGATGACGACGAAAAAGACGAGCCGGAAGGAACGATAAAGCAGTTGCCGTATTAACGCTGTCACATCGAGTTTGCGAAGCGGTCAATAACAGATTGTCATGGTGAGCAGGTCGAACCATGAAGAAGCGGGAGGAATAAATAAATGACTGATATTGCATGGATTTTGATAGCGGCGGGAAGTCTGATTGCGGGGATAATAGCCGGTAACATAATAGGATACCGTTCTGCCCTGAAACGTATCGTGAATACCGCAGGGGATACGCCTAAACGTATCCGCGAGATACAGGCAGAACTTGCGAAACTCAGGAGAGAACACTTGAGCAAGAAATAAACATGGGAGCAGTCCCGCTCTCGTCCATCCATGGACTCGCGGGATTGTATCATCCATGATACAGGAGGATTCTATGACAGACGGCATGTTTGACGAGACCGGCCCCGACTTGACAACCGAGGAAGACCGGCTCAAAGGCAGGATCAGCGAGATCCAAAACTTCATCGACCTTAAAGGGATTTCGCAGAACAAATTCGGTCAGATGGCGGGCGTATCGTCATCGGTAGTCAGCCAGGTGCTCAGCGGAAGTTATTTGGGAGACAAAGACGCGGCTATTGCGAAGATGATGGATGTGGTCGAACGTGAACGGACGAAGGAACGGATATCGCTCAAACGCCCGGATTTTCAGGCGACCAGCATCTACAAGAACATCATGTACAGCCTCGAGATCGCGCAGTCCGACAAGATGATTACCGTTATCGTCGGCGATGCGGGACTCGGCAAAACGATGGCTCTCGATTTCTACACACACGAACACCCGTCCACCACATCGCTTATTAGGGTCAACCCCACTTACAAAGACGCGACTATCCTGAAAGCGATTGCCGACAGCCTCGGCCTGCAGAATACCGGCAGGAAAGACGTGCTGTTCGACGAGATAGTCGCAAAACTGCGCGGAACCGGGCGCATGATCATCGTGGACGAAGCGGATTACCTGAACGTCAAGGCTCTCGACGTACTCCGGCGTATTCATGACGAAGCCGAAGTTCCCGTCGTGCTGATCGGCCTCGAGAAGCTGAAGAAGATGATATCGTCCGTGTCCGAGAAGTACCGCCAGATATTCAGCCGCATGTTCGCGGTCAAACTCCCGCAATTGACGCTCGACGATACGCGAATGATCACCGGGAACGTCCTCGACGCATCGGAATCGATTATCGCGCACCTGCATAAGGTCGCGCAGGGGAACGCCCGGAAGCTCGTCAATCTCATCATCCGCACCCAGCGTCTGATGTCGCTGAATAATAAGGGACTGGATATCGGGATCATCAACGAAGCGGCCGCCGCACTATTGTAGTCCCGCTCCCAGACATCCATGTCCCCGCGGGACTTCCGCATCCATGCGGTCGGAGGAAGATATGAAAACAGGAGGAAACGATGGCAAAGGAAAGTAAAGAGACGATGCTCGAGCGCGATGTGAAGATACTCCGTACCATGCTCGAAAATCCTAACCTTGAAGATATGCGCACTTTACGCGAACTGCATAATTGGATCATCGGGATGGAAGTCGACCTCGCAATGGAGATTAAAGAGAAACTTGAAGCAGATATCGATCCCGCTCCTGCACATCCTGTGCGCGCGGGACTTCCATATCCATGTGAGTCGCTCGCCCCAACGGGAGGGGCCTCCTAAAATAGCCGAAACTCCCCGCTCGCGCGGGGGGTCTGTAGGGGATTGTCTCCCTACACTGACGAAGGCAGACAAAAGGAGGTTAAATGAACCATATCGAGATTTTGGACAAGCCGGTCAAGGAGTACGCCGACGCGCGCGAGGCTCTCGCGAACGAACTGGCCACGCTCCAGGGCGAGATCGAAGCAGTCAAGCGCGGGTATATGCAGAAGCTCAAGCGTCTCTTCGTCCGTATGGCGGATAAGAAGTCCGAACTCGCGGGAGTGATCGAAGCGAACAAGGAATTATTCGGGAAACCGAAGACGCAGATTATGCACGGTATCAAGATCGGGTACCGGAAGAAGACCGGCGAGACGGTCATCCTGTCGCAGGAACAGACTATCGTGCTGATCAGAAAGAAGTTCGGCGAAAAACAGGCGAAGCTGATGATTCAGACGAAGGAATCGGTCATCAAGGATAGCCTGAAATCGCTGACCGCCTCCGACCTGAAGGCTATCGGAGTCGAGATCAAGGCCGACGTGGACGAGCTGGTGATCAGCGCGACCGACGGCGAGATCGATAAGATTATCGCCGCGATGGAGGGGGAATTGGATAAAGAACTCGCCGACACTTCGGCTTCGCTCAGTGACAGGGATGGTGGTGCCGCATGAGCAAAAAGCGGGCGGTCAGAAATACGCGAGCATGGAAACAGAATCATCGGTCTCCGTCCGGAAGAGCCGGGTATTCCGGCGAAACGATGAGAGAGAGACGGCGGCGGATGGAAATGGAAGAATTGAAGTTGCAGAAATTCATCCGCGCCGTCGAGACCGGCGACGCGAATTTGTTAAGGTAATGAATAGCCGGGATATTTCAATCGGGAGAATACCGTCCGATTAATTCGGAAGATGAGGACGCAGGTTCAAATCCTGCTCCCGGCAAGCAGAGTGATGATAAGGGCCGCCGTTCCCAAGGCACTCAATAGCTAAACGGTACTAAAATGGAAAAGGGGTGCGGCGGGGCGAATGCCCCGCATGACACCCCGTTTAGAAATGGAGAGGACGATGATTAACGTTGTAAACAAATGGCCGGATTGTGATTGCTATTTGGATGTAATGGCAAATACGATTCAAGAACTTACCGAGTGGTTGCGCGATAATAAAAAAATCGAATGGATTTCAATAATTGATTCCGACGAGAAAAAAGGACAGTATGCCGTCCTTATTATTCATCTTACCAGTATTAATTTGTTTTTATTGAATCGAGATAAGAAGGAAGAAAAGGCTTTTGGTATAATCATGAATTCGGCGATTTGTTTTGCCGAACGTATTCCAAGTGTTGAAGAAGCAGAGAAAATAATCAAGAATTTTTTAGGCGAAATAGAATATAAAAAGGTTAATGCTACAAAAATATACAAGGATGGTAGAAAAGCAGTATCGATTCAATTTTTTCCTCTTTGGAGAAAAAGATGAAGACAATCGGTAAGGCTGAAATAGCCAAGATTCATATCTGGAAGCAGAGGCTCGGAATGGACGAAGAATCCTACCGCGCGCTTCTCGGCGGATTCGGCGTAGAGAGTTCTACGGAATTGAGTTACGCGCGTTACCGGGATATTAAAATCGTCTTCGAGAAGCTGTTAAACGCCGCGGGAATGGCCACCGACGCGCAGTTAATTAAGATTCGGGATCTCGCAAAAGGGACGGTTAATAACCTGCCGGGATTTTGCGGTAAGATCGTGTCCCGGACGGTGAAATCCCCCGGCGACCTCAAAACGCACGAAGCGCGGAAGGTCATCGAGGCGTTGAAAAGGTACCATCGTGCCTCGGCTCCGCTCGGCAACCGAACGGACACCATGTCTACTTCTGCGAAGCAGAATGCAGGTGAGCGAAAGTCGAAGTGTCCAGAGGAGTAATTAAATGACCCCGCTTGAAATCAAAAAGGCGAACAATTACCGTCCCGCGCGGGACGGGGATATCCGTTGCCGGGATTGCGAGTTCTCACGGTTCATGCAGATACTCGGATGGAACCTGCAGAGTTTCGGTATGCAGTGGCGGTGCCTTCTGATCGGCCTCGATTACCGGAAGGACGAGAAGATCAGCCACGCGGATACGTGCGACAAAGCATGTCTGCGTACGGTGGCGGAATAAGATGCCGGTCGACTGGTCGAATTACCCGCCCGACTGGAAGGAGATTTCGTACCGGCGGAAGGTCGCGGTCGGGTGGAAATGCGAGATGTGCGGGGCCGAGCATGGGAAACCGCACTGGAAGACGAAAAGCATGGTCGTGCTGACCGTGCACCATATAGACTTCGATACATGGAATAACACCGACGGCAATCTGCTGGTCGCGTGCCAGCGTTGCCACTTCCGTCTCGACCGCGCGTATCATGCGAAGAACCGCCGGGAGAATAAGGAACTGGCGGAACTCCGCCGGATCGCGGGGTATGTCGCCCGGAAGCTCGCCGTAATGGACGAATGCGTTATCCCGGACGAGGTGATAGAAAGAATGAAAGAATTATCAGATAATCGTCCCGCTCCAGGACATCCTTGTCCGCGCGGGACTTCCGCATCCGTGCGGTCGGAGGTAGAAGTATGATATTTTGGAAAGGGATGCGGATGGCCTCGTTCGCGGACGCGGTTCACGAGAACGCGTTAGCCCACGGATTTTGGGAACCGATACCGAGTTACGAGGAACAAAAGGCGCTTTTCCATACGGAAGTATCCGAAGCGGTCGAGGAATCGCGGGAAGGAATGCCCGGCTTGTATTATATCCGCAACGAGATCATTACGCCCGATATGCCGCAGTTCGAACGGATAGCGGATATTACGCATAAAATCGAAGGACAGGCTGTCGAACTCGGCGACCTGATCATCAGAATAGTCGATACCGCGCGGGGAATGAAGGGCATTGTTTTCCCCCTCAACGCCGAGAAGTTCGACCATATGATCCCGATGGCGTTAAAAGAGGCCGCGAAGCGGAATTGGAACGACGGGGAAAAGACCGAACTGGAATTTTACTCCCAACTGCATAAGCATATCGCCCTCGACCATAGTTTCGCGACTATTATCCTTCGCACGGTGTTTTACTGCCTGCTTCGGGGGTGGGACTTGGAGGAGGCTATGATGCGGAAAATGAACTACAATACGGGCCGTTCGTACAAACACGGCAAGAGGATATAAGGATGCACAGCTGGTTCTGGTATTCGCTCGCGGCGGTAGCGGCCGCCGGGCTGATCTGGTGGGCGTGGCGTCTATTAGACGATAACGCTATTCTTTTAGTCGACGACGATATCGCATGGATGATCGAGGAATCGTTACGCAGGGGGGAAGTATGAATGAAAATAAGCATTCCCGCTCTTGTCCATCCGTGGACTCGCGGGACTCCTCGCTTCGTGCGAGTCGGAACGAAAAGATAAAGGTCTATGTTTCCATCCCGATATCGGGGCGGCTGAAACCCGACGTCGACCGGCATATCCTAACCCTGCGGGCAAAACTGCACGAGTACGGGTATGACGTGATCGCGCCGAAGGTCGCCGGTGAGATTCGCGACGACTGGCCGATACCCTCCGACCTGCGCGAGGATAACGAGAGAATCTACGACGAATGCCGGAATAACGTCCTGATCTGCGACGTCCTGTTCTGCGACCTGACGGGCGCGGACGCGGTCAGTATCGGGTGCGTAGCGGAGTTGACCTGGGCGCGTGAGTTCGGAAAATGGGCCGCGGTCGCGATGCTGTCCGATTCTCCGCACCGGCACGCGTTTGTCAAAGTCCCGGCGCATAAGGAACTCAGCACCCGTTGGGAAGTGTTCGATTACTTCCGGGATTACGGGCTGATGGAGAAGAGGCTTGCGGAATGGGAAGCAGAGAAGCGGAGGTTGGAAAAATGACTGGAGAAGAATTTGATAAATACCATTTTAGTATAAAAACAGAAATATTCATTCAAGGGATATGGCGTAAAGTATTAGGTGTTAATTGGATGAATAACTCGGTGTTTGTAATTTTACATGATATAGAAGTTTGGTTGCTTTATTCTCGTATAGAAGCGATTCGGGAAGCTGAATGAAGGACTACTGTCCATGGGAGTCGGAAATGTGGAATATAATCGCCGGTCTCGGCCTTGTTTGGCTCGGACTGGAAATAATCAGATACGGGTATCTCTATGAAGGGTGATTATTGGAAAACAGCGTTCGGCGTAGAGAACGCTGTTATGTTCGCCGCTATGGTGGTCTGCGGGCTGTCCGGGTGGAACGATATGACTAAATGGGTATTCGTGACCTATACCGTGGTCGCGGGGGTATTCCTCGCGGTGGGGATAATCAAATCATCCCTCGACTGTGCTCAGGATGACAAAAATGTCACTGCGAACGAAGTGAAGCAGTCTGTTCAGGAACCGATTGCTTCTACCGCTACGCGGCCTCGCAATGACAAGAGGAGGAAAGCGGCATGATGAAGAAAAAGATAGCCGTAAACTACCGGAAGGGAAAAAAGAATGATGTTAAGTGTTCAAGATGTATTTCATCTATCTTTAAGGAAATCAAAGGTATAGGATTCGGCTCTCTCGGTTTTCAATGGCGTTGTAAAGAACTTGGTCTGGATGCAGGGATGAACTACAGGATTCAGCCGGGAAATACCTGCGACCGCGCGGAACCAAAGGAGGCAGGGGATGCCGATCAGTGAAAAGCAAGATAAATACATCCGTGATCTAGGATGGAAAATTTTACATGGCGGCGATTTAGGCGATAGGCTGGAGTATTGTTCACTTCTTTTTTGTGATAAAAGTTACCGCGATATTGATGCCATCGACGCGGGTGTACTGATCGACGTATTACAGACGGCGAAGAACGCGCAGTACCACGCCGACATGAAACGGGAAGCGTCCCGCTCTTATCCATCCATGGACGCGCGGGACTCCGGCATCCTGCCGTCGGAGTATGACAATGCGTAGCCGGGTTTTGCGGGACCTGCGCGGAGTACTGAACGATGAAAAAGTCGAGACCGCGATGGCGGCCGCCGGCGACGAGGATATGCGCATCCCGACCATCGAAGGATATATCAGACGGAATAAGATCGACAAGGATAGTATCAAGGAGGTGATTGACGATGTCGTACGCGAAGATAAAAAAAATCGCAGAAGCTGCCGGAGAAAAAACCGCGCTCAAGATAGTCTACCTCTTTTCGGGTGAACATATCCGGATGCCGAAAGCGGGGACGCTTCGCCGCGCAGTCCGGGACGAATCGATTATCCGGGAGTGGCGCGGCGGGAAGCTTCAACGTGAAATTGCCCGTCATTTTGGGATATCCGAACGGCGGGTGCGATATGTGATCCGCCGGATCACCCTCGACGAACAAGCAGGGTTATTCGACCTGAAAAAATAGTTACAAAAAACAGGAACATTTCGTGACCTTTAAAATTCACAGGCATGATAGAATGGTGCATCGAATGTAAACAAAGCAGATTTCCGGGAGGGGATTTTGCGGTTAAAAGGTAAACCTATCGCGCTTATCACCATGATTCTGGCCGATCTTTGGGTTATCGGAAGTTCGCTTTATTACCTGATCGCTCGCGGTACGATCAGTTCCGACGAATCCGGCGCCATCATTACCATAGGGGCGTTTATCGCCCTCATCCCTACGCCTATCAATCTATCTCTTATCATCAGGAACCTGAAAGGCATGTCTTCGCAAAGCGGGGAATTACCTGAAACCGACACCCCTCCTGAAAACACCGGGGAGGGAAAATGACCGATCAGGAATTCGCAACCATCAAACATCAGGATATATTCCGCGTGGACGATAAGGGCGGGAAGCTCCTTACCCCGTCGGTGAAACAGTTCACCGATATTAAAATCCTTCGATTCCTTTCTGATTTTCAGGAATGGCTGACCCATTACGAACCCTGCGCGGTACTTGCGATTCACTGTCTGTACGATCCCTCGTCGGTACATGTGCCCAGCTCTAAGCATTTTGTAAAAAAGGATAAGGCGGGGAAAATCGTCCGTCTTGCTATCGCAGGTGATTTTCATATCGCCGGTATCGATTTTCTTTCGAGTATCGAAGTGATAAAGGAATTCCTAAAGGAGAATAATCTTCTCGATTCTGTCGGATGGGGAATATATCCCGATTGGAATAATCCCGGACATCATATCGATATGCGGGGATACCGCGGGCGTTGGGGAATGATCGGCCCGAAGATGGTCGAGTTCGAATCCGCGCTGGCGTATGCGAATAAGAAATTCGTCAGGAAATAACACATGAAGGCGCGGATGATTATCCCGCGATGCGGGTGCGGCGGAATCCCGGTGCTTTCCTTTGTCAGGGGCGATCTTCGGCCGGTCTACAGGATGCGGTGTCCGGATTGCGGACATGTCGCCTATGGATACGGACGGAATAACACACGGCGGTCATGGAGACGACTTCTGAGAAAACTCCGGGCGAGAGGACTAAAAATATGAAAAAGAAAAATAGAGATACCGAAATGGGGCGCGGGTGGTGTTTCCTCACAGGACTCATCATCGGATTTATCGCATGCGCGATGGTCGGCTGGAACCCGTTCGGGACTTTTCCCTCGTCGCCGTTCTCCCCGGGTGCGGCGAAGAATACGAATACCGGGATTGTGATCCCGGATATCGGCACATTAGAGACGGTCAGTACAGTCGGAAATATTATCCGCTTCGTAACGAACGAGACCGCGCTAACGCAGATCGTGTACGTCTACCGCGAACTTTCGAACTACGTCACCGCCGCGCCGGCCGCGACCGGGCAAACGTTGGAAACTATAACTTTCGACGTATATAAGAATCATTACACCCTGCCGCTCTCGTTCCCGCGCTGGCAGGCGGGGGTAGGAATAAGCGCACCCTTCGGCTCCGCTCAGGGTGACAGTTTTGGAATTTCGGTTTACGGGTCTTACCGGTTCTACGACCGTTTGGGCGTTTGGATCGGGAGCGATTTTAAAAGCGTTCAAATAGGATTAAACGTACTGATAGATTAACCCCTCGACCGGCTCGCCTGCCTTCTCCTTCAGAGAAGGAGACAGGGGGTGACATTTTGTCATGCTGAGCCTGCCGGAGCAAGGAATAATAAGGAGCGACTATGGCGCCGAAGGGAAACGAGTCTGAACTCACTATAGTTAAGAAAGAAATCGAGGAAATCAAAGCCTCGATATCCAAGATACAACTGGACTTTATGAGAAACATGACGTCATTATCCGGTTCCGTGCAGAATATTGAGCAAATGATGAAGAGCGGTTTTTCGTTCGGGAAAGAAGAGTGTTTTAACCACCGGACGAATATCGGTAAAGAACTCGACCGGCAGGCTGAAACGCTGGAAAAACACGCTGAAAGGATCGGCGAGATGGAACGGCGTTCTGCGGCAGTGCAGGTGATTATCGGGATCGTATCCGCGCTGTTGACCGCGCTGATCACGACGGTCGCGATTAAGCTCATCCAATAAGGGGCCGGCTTCGACGTCCAGTCTTCGCACGGCATTTCCCCCATCCGTGGGGGTCAGGAGGATAAATGAATCAGGACGAAAAAAGAACTCTTAACGGATTACGGGTTGAAAAAGAGGAGAAACTCCGCCAGCTCGATATCGTGATCGACCGCTGCCGGAAAGATGTCAGCACCTATCTCCGGCCGTATCTCCCCCTCTCGTCGGTTATCGACGAATTGCAGATCGATTACGCCTTAAGCGCGATGATCGAAATGCGCGACCGGATGGGTGAACGGAAAGCGCTGGTGGACGAGATCGAGAACCTGAAGAAGGAGCTTGCCTGATGGCGAAGTTCGACGTTTATCACCAGGACGCGATGAACCTCTACCTCGAAGGAAAGACCCTCGATGAAATCTCGAAAATTATCCCGGTATCGGTGAGGACGTTGTCCGCTTGGAAACAGGATAACGATTGGGAAGAACGCCGGAAGCGATATCGTCTGAACGGCGAGGGCGGATTCGAGACCCTCGAGCGAAGGATAATAGATTTTATCAACAAGATGGAAAGCAAGGAGATTACATCCGAGGATGCGGACACATTAGTGAAGCTGATAAAGAGCCTGCGCGGTCTTGAAAAAGAACGCGATATGGTGGGGATGGCTCTCGCGGTGATGAAGCGTTTCGCGCAGTTCACGAGCGACCGTTATCCTGAAGAACGGGAGAAGATAGCGGGGATGATACGCGACTTCTTCAAACTCCTCGAAAAGGAGCAGTTAGGATGCCGGTAGGAATTTTCGCGGCAAGGCGGGAAGTCGACGATATCCTCAGAATTTTAGATGAGGACGTTCTCCCTCTCGATCCAAAGGATAAATCACTCCGCCGGACGTTAGCAAAATCGAGCTTCTTTGAGTTTATGAAACTTTACCTTCCGCATTACGTGGAAGGCACCCCTGATGGGAGTACAAGCGAACCTGCCGGATTTCACCGGGAGCTGATAGAAGAGATGGAGCGGCGGGAATATATTTGCAATCCGATAGTACGGGCGGCCCCGCGCGGATTCGGAAAATCAACGGTCGTCAGTTTCGCTTATGTGATCTGGTCGATCTGCTTCCGCACCCGGAACTTCGTCGTAATCGTTTCGGCGAACGACGATCTCGCATCAGACCTCGTGGAATTTATCCTGATCGAGTTCCGGCATAACCGGCGTATCGCGCAGGATTTTAACGATCATGGTGATTTGGTTACCGAGGCCGAGAAAAACGATTTTGTCGCGAATGGAGTGCGGGTATTCTCCCGCAGTTGGAAACAGGGCGTCCGGGGATTCCGGCACCGCCAGCACCGTCCCGACCTGATCATCATCGACGACCCCGAGAAGGATAAGGAAGCACAGAGCCAAAGCACGGTCGGCGATCTTTTACAGACGATCAAGGAAGCTATATACCCGTCTATGAAACGGGGATACAGTACACTGATTTACATCGGAACGATTATCCGCAAGAAGTGCGCGCTCGGTACGATCCTGTTCTCCGACGATGAGAACGAACCGTACAGAAATTGGAACCGGAAGGTTTACCGCGCAATCACGAAAGACGTGAAGGGAAACGACGCGAGTCTTTGGCCGGAACTTTGGCCGCTCGACAAACTCCTCGCGATCAGGGAAAAGATCGGCACGCGGGCGTTCGAGAAGGAGTACCAGAACAACCCGCTCGACGACGAGGACGCGCTTTTTAAAGAGGAATGGATCAGGTATTACCATCCCTCCGAACTCGATCCTCAGCGGATGACCGCCGTGCTGATGGTCGACCCTTCCGCGCGGTCGCAGGCGCATAACGATTATAAGGCAATCGTTTCGCTCGCGCTGGATCACGAGACGATGAAAGAGTACGTGATCCAAGCGTGGATACAGAGGCAGTCGATCAATGCGATGCTTTACGCGACCTACCGGATGTACCAGCATCTTGTGAAGCGCGGGTTCAGGGTACGTTTCGCGGGGTTCGAGGCGAACGGCTTTCAGTCGCTTCTCGAACCGTTGTATGACGCGCTCTGTAAAGAGATGGGATTTCTCCTGCCGCTGAAACTGGTAACGAATAAAATTCCCAAGCAGGACAGGATCGAGCGGCTGACGCCAAAGGTCGAGCGCGGGAAAATATTATTCCCGAAAGACGCTTCGGCTTCGCTCAGCGCGGGCGGCGGGGATATACAGCTCCTGATCGAACAGCTTCTATATTTCCCCAAAGCAGACCATGACGACGGGCCTGACGCGCTCGCGGGCGCGGACGAACTCCTGATGGTGGGGAATATCAAGCCGGATTTCGTAAGCGGCGGGACGCGCGAATCGCGGAAATTCCTCGACGGGTACGACGGGCCGGTACGGAGGAACGACAAGGATTTCGACCAGAAAAAAGGCAGGGTATAGAAATACACGAGGAAGACTTCCTCGAAGTCATATTGAAGGCTGTTAAACGGGTTTAACTCTAACTGTATACAGGAAAAAGAGATATGTAATGTTATTGTAATTTATAACAGGGTAAAGAATTAACTAAGAAAAAGAAGGTTAATTTAAGGATATTCTAACGATGTTTAAAAACTGTTTAACTTGTAATATAGTAATGAATTAAAGATTATTTTATTGAAAACGCGCAAAAAAAGCGCGGACGAAACAAGGAGAACCGGAAATATGCCCGAAATAGGCAAATTTAAACCTCTATACAGGCGGCAGAATACATGGCAGAGTTTCCTTCAATACACGTCGCAGTTGCCAAATCCCGATAAGGTACTCGAAGCGAAGGGCGGCGACGTATCGGTCTACCGCGATCTGACGTACGACAGCCAGGTCAACTCGTGCATCGTCTCCCGCGAGAGCGGAGTGATGAGCTGCGAGTACCGGATTGTATCGGAGAAGGACGCCGCCGGATTGGACAGCCGCGCTCACGGGTTTATCACCGAACAATGGAATTCCCTGAATATGGAAAATCTTTACCGGGACATCCTCGAAGCCGTATGGCTGGGGTATTCCCCTATCGAAACCATACTCGGTCGCGATGGTGAGCGTATCGTTTATGACGCGCTGATCGGGCGGCCTGCGGAATGGTTCTTCTTCGATACGGAGAATAACCTTCGTTTCCGTTCGGAGAACAATCCTACCGACGGCGATCCGGTGATCGTGTCCGGGTTAAACCGTCAGGTCGAACTGGTGCAGTACCGCGCCGGATATCGTAACCCGTACGGAGAATCGGAACTCGCGCGCTGTTTCTGGCCGGTTCATTTTAAGAAAGGCGATATCAGATATTGGATCAGTTTCATCGAACGGTTCGGCGACGACCCCGTATTTATCAACCTGCCGACGCGCCCGGCAGACGATGAAATAGATAAGTATCTCGATATGCTTTATGAAATGAAATCGTCCGGGGCCGGGGTATTCTGGGGAGAAAGCAAGCCGGAAACTCTCGGAGTCGATAAAAAGGCGTCAAGCGACCTTTTTAATGAAATGGTGAAATTCTGCGATTCGTCTATCAGTAAGACGCTTACCGGACATTCCGCGACCGCCGACTCCACGCCGGGAAAACTCGGAAACGAGGATATGGCTGAGACTGTGCGCGGGGATATTCAGGATAGCGATAAGCGCCTGATCAGCGGGGTAATGAACCGGATGATCCGCCGTCTGGTCGACCTGAACTTCACCGTAAGCTCATATCCGAAATTCGAATTCTTCGAGGAAGAGGATGTGCAGTCCATCCGCGCGGAACGCGACGCGAAGGTATTCGAGATGGGTTGGCAGCCTACCGAGCAGTACCTCCAGCGCGTATACGATTACCAGCCCGGAGACCTGAAGGAGGTAATCAAACCGGCTGATTTAACCACGGGACTCCCCGCATCCGGCGGGTCGGAAAAAAAAAAGAGCCGGGATTATAGAGTAGAATTCGCTGACCCGGAGCAAAAACATCTTACTATAGAAGATATTGTTGCGCAGGCCGAACGGGAAGCGAAGGAAGCGGAAGATCTCGCGGAAAAGGGATTCGGGGATTTTTACGGGTACTTCGAAGATACTGTAAACGAGATTGAAAACGCGGTAGAAACCTCGTCGGATTTCAACGAGGCCGCAGGAAAGATAATAGAAATCGGCCGTCTCCATGCCATCCGTGGCATCGACGGCGCTTCCCCCGTCGTGGGGGTCGGTAATACGACAAAGGTCACTGCGGGCGCGTCAGATTTTCTCGCGCGGTCGCTGATCACAATGAACGCGCTGGGACGCAGGCAGGTGATCCGGCAGATCAATGAGGATGGCGCATCTGCCGATTTCGCGGATGGCGACTGGGATCCGAAAACCGGGATGATGGAATATTCCGGCGCGAAGAAGTTCCTGTCATCGAAACTGGCGATGTCGGACGCCGAATTCAAACTCCTTTCGGACGAGCAAAAAAACTATGCGTTCGCTGTGACAGGGATATCGAAAGCGGAGACCGCGCAGGGTATTCTCGATAAACTCGCCAAGGCGCTCGACGAAGGACAGACTTACGAGCAATTTAAGTCCGGGATAGACCCGAAGTTACTGGCGATAAACGACCTCCGGTTATCCTATTTGCAAAACCTGCAGACCGCCTATATGTCGGGGCGTTACGGGCAGATGAAGGCTTCGGCGGAATTCCTGCCGTACTGGATGTATGTGACTGTCGGAGACGACCGTGTGCGTCCGGGACACGCCGCGATGCATGGGATTGTCCGCCGCCATGACGACCCGTTCTGGAGTATCTGGTATCCGCCGAACGGGTTCCGGTGCCGGTGCTTCGTACGGGCGTTGACCGCCGGACAGGTTAAAGCAATGGGGATAACGGTCGGCAAGGGAATACCGTCGTTCTCCCAGCAGTTCGGGACGCAGACGGAGATGGGAAATGTCCCCGGAAACATCGACCCGGCCGCGCCCATGATGCCCGACGACGGATTCGCACATAATCCGGCGGAAGTCAAAAGCGATGCGTGGATACAAAAGAAACTCGCGGATTTGAAGGAATTGCGTCCGGATGCGAAAGGCGCAAGAATACCGTTCGAAACGAAGAACTGGCAGGAGTTAGGATTAAAATCGTTTAAGGATCAGGGATATAAAACGGAAATGAAACTCGGAAAGTACGACGCTAAAACCGGCGAGAAAATGCTCGCGGAGAAATTGGCGGATAAAGCCTTCATTCAAGACGCGCTAGGTAAACCGGTATTTATCAACCCGAAGCAGTTTATTTCCCATATCGATAAAGATAAAGAGAGGATGAGTTTACTTGACGGGCTGGAAAATGTACTGACCGACCCGGATGAAATTTGGATGAATATTCATTATTTAACCGCTGATAAACAGACGGTGTTATCGTACGAGTACATCAAGATGATCAACGGGAAAGCGGTGGAGTTGGTTGTCCAGCAATACGGGGGAATTCCGTCCGGGTGGACTATTTACCCGAACAGGAGCATCGATAATAACCGGATGGGATATCTGATTTTTAAGAAAGGAGCTAAGGAAAAAATAAAGAGCGTATAAGCCTATCGTTGGTGGCAGTCGCGGAGGAGCTTGTCTCCGCCTGTCTAATCCGGGGATTTACGGTATCAAGCCTACTCCCGGAAATCGATTCGGCCAAACGCTCTACAAATAGTCTACTACAGGATTATCGGAAAGTCAAGTCCAGCATTAAATAATTTTAATGCGGAACGAGGAGAAAAAAATATTTAAAGGAGGGTATCGTGGCAAAAAAGATACAGATATTGAAGACGGGGAAATTTCGCGGGACAAACGGAAAAGAGTTCGATATCACAGATGAAATTCTTTCCGAGTTAGAGCAGACGTATAACCCTGCAGTCGGAGACGCCAAGCTTGTGATCGGTCACCCTGAATTCTCCGACCCGGCGATGGGCGACATTATCCGGCTGGAGAAAGTCGGGAATCTCTTATTTGCCGAGATCGACCGGATTAAACCTGAGATGATCAAAAAGAATCGCGAGGGATATTACGACCATGTGTCGGCGAGTTTGTACACCCCGGATACCGCCAATAATCCCGAGCCGGGAAAATGGTATTTGCGGCATGTCGGAATGCTCGGAGCAGTACAACCCGCAGTGAAAGGACTTGAAGCGGTACAGTTCGCGGATCATGAAGACGGGACTGTCTCGATAGAAACGCCGCTCGAACTCGCTGACTTCGAGGGACTCGATCCTGTGCAGAACCGCCTGAACTCGGTCGGTATCTTGTTGGGACGTTGCCGTGATTATCTGATCGAAAAAGAGGGACAGGAGAGGGCGGATAATATACTGCCGGTATGGGAGATTGATTATATCAAGCGGGAGTTTATCCCTGTTCGTGAACCCGCGAGTTTCGCGGAAAGTGAAGAGATTGCTTCACTCCCTTCGGTCGCTCGCAATGACGATTCAGAAGAAAATAAAGAGGAGGATACAGACATGACGGATGCTGAAAAGATCGCAAAACTGGAAGCTGACATCGCGGCGAAAGATAAAGAGAACGCCGGATTGAAAGCGGAAATCGCTAAAAGCGAATCCGACGCGCTTCTGGGAAAAGTCGCGAGCTTCGCCGACGCCGAGATGATCGGTAAAGGGCGTTTATTGCCCGCGAAAAAGGACGAATGGGTGAAGCGCGTTCTGCGTTTCATCGAACTGGAAAAATCGGGGACAGCGGATTTCGCGGAAAGAGATATCGACGGTATCCTCGCGGGTTTCGCCGAAATGGTGCCTGAAAACTCGGTCGCCGCAGTCGACGGGAAAGAAAAATTCACCAAAGGGACGGCACGCGGTTCCGCAGACTTCGCGGATGAGGACGAATGTGTCAGCGCGCTCGACCATCCTGAAGAAGGAGGTAAATAATGGCACAGATACTCAGGTACAGGAATAACGGCGTATCGAAAATACGCCGGGGGATAATGGCCGCCGGGCAGGAAATCGACACCGACGAACTCGGCGTGTTCGATACCGACGGTAAAATCCGTAAAGGCGATAACGTCTCCGGGTACCGTTTCGCCGGTATCGCGAAGCATAACGCTGGTGCAGACGGAGAGGATGATTATCTCGAACTCGAAGCCGGGACTCCGTTCGAATACCCGAACGCCGCCGCCGCGCAGACCGATATCGGGAATATGGTCTACTTCTCCGGTTCGTCCGCGCTGTCGATGACTCCGGGCAATGGGGTAATCGCCGGTGAAATCATCGATGTGGTCGCCGGTGTAAGCTGGCTGATCGATCCGGTCGTTACCGGTCCCGTGACGGTTTCCGGCGATATGAGCCGCGACGCGGCGGATTCAGCCGTACGTCCGACGACCGCGGGCGACGCCATCGAGACCGACGATCCGGCTGTAGAGGCGGCCGTCCTGAGTCTCGACGATAACAAAGTCGAGGCTAAGGGTACCGGAACGAATGTTGCCGTCATACTGAAACCGAAAGGAAACGAATCGGTCGACGTGTATAACGGAAAGCTTTATGCCGAAGGAGCGGGCGCGGATGTCGATCTCGACCTCCAGTCGAAAGGCGCGGGCGTAGCGAAAGCGAACGGCAAGAGGATTGTTACCAGCGCGGTTCTCATCTCGCAGGAAACGACCGACGCATCCGGCGAAATCGCGGTCGCGTCCATGACCAGCGCGGGTGTTGTGTTTGCAACGTTCGCGGAAGACCCGGGTTCGTACAAAGCGATATCCGACGTCATCTGCGCCACGGGAAAAGTGACGGTTTATGCGACTACCGGCGCGGCGCGCGCGGCGTTGGCCTCGAAAAAGGTCAACCTGTTCGTGTTCTCGCTCTAATGCGGGAAAATAGTGTTGTCGGCCGACTCCGCCATCCGTGGCTCTTGTCGGCACTCCCCCAATCCGTGGGGGTCGGAGGGTAAATAAATGCCGAGAATTTCAATCGACGAACTCAACCGTATCGAAAAAATGATACGGGATGATTTCAATAACGTATTTCGGGAAACCCCGACCACGTATCAGTTTTTCACATCGGAAATACATGATTCCGAAAACCTGACAGTGCTCGAATGGATCGGACAGCTTCCGACAGTTGTGGAATGGATCGGGCCGCGCATCATCGAGACGCTAAAAGATTATGACTATACCGTACGGAAGCGCGCATGGTCGATGGCGGTCAAGGTTCTCTATAAAAAAGCGTTCGACCGTTCCGGGACGAAACTGTCGCAGATGCTCCGCGACCGGGTCACCAGTATGGGTCAGGGATTCCGTAACCAGTATCCCGCCAATGTGATCTACGACCTGCTGGAAGCGGGCGAGTCCGAATATGCGTTCGACGGTGTACCGTTCTTCAGCGATATCACCGGAGTGCGCTTATTCAAGAACCTGTTCACCGGTAACGGGGTGGATACTGCCGATCATATCCTGACCGATATCGCTATCGGCCGCTCCGCGATGGCTCGTTACCCGAACGATCAGGGACGCGCGCTGAACGTCATCCCCGACCTCATCGTCTGCCCGCCCGAAGCGGTCGGCAAGTTCGAGGAGGCTGTCGGCATCGCAATGCGCGCAGGATCGAACAACCCCTACTACGGGCGTTATACGCTGATTACCGACGCGCGCCTCGCCGACGCGAACGACTGGTATTTCGCCAGCACGAAGCAGGGTATGAAGCCTCTGCTGTTCGTCGAATCGCAGGGGCCGGAAGTGGCGACCCGTGACAATACGTTCAACGATAAATCGGTCGACGTCGGCGTCGACTCCGAGGGTAACGCCGGATTCGGGTTCCCGCAGTTGATGGCGAAATTCGTGAACACCTAAGGAGGGTAATAAAAATGGCGGAAAACGTATGGATCAGAAAGATATCCGTTCTCAGTCTGAGCGGAAAAGTCGGGCCGGGTAAACCGTTCGAGGTCAGCCCCGGTCTCGCGGAGAAGTATCTCGCGAAGAAGCTGGGCGATCAACCGGTATACCAGAAGGTGTCCGCTCCAGCCACGCCGGCAAATATGGAAGCGGCGAACGCCGAGATCGCGCGCCTGAAGGCGGAAATCTTGGCGAAAGCCGACGAAAGGAAAGCTGAGCTCGCCTCTAAACAGGAAGCGAAGGCGGCGGAAGCGAAGAAGTAAAAGTACGTCACTGCGGGCGAAGCGCGGCAGTCTGTTTTCGAACGGATTGCTTCGGCTTCGCCTCGCAATGACATTTATTCCGTACCGGGAACCGGCGGTTCGACTCCGCGAACGGTGAAGATTGACAACTTATATTTTATGGAATGACAATTTACAAGGTTCGGATTGACAATTTAAAGGGGTTAGTATGCCTTACTGTACGAAAGAGGATATTTACGACGCGATGGGCGAAACGGCGGCGAAGGAATACGCGACCGACGTGTCTACGGAAGAGGAAACAGTTATCGAGGCGCGTATCGACGCGATGATCGTTAAGGCGAGCGCGCGTATCGACGGATATATTGCGAACCGGAAAACTGTGCCGCTGGATCCCGTACCGCCGATGATCGCCGACCTCTGCGTCGATATGGCAATCTACTACATTGTTACACGGAAAGGCCTCGCCGAGGATTCGTCCGAGAAAGCGATCCTTGAGAAGTATAAGGACGCAGTCGGAGTATTGCGGGATATCGCCGCCGGGAAAGCCAATATCGGAACGACGTCGGAGGATACCGGGGAAACCGCCCCGTCGTCGCCTGCGAAATGGAAAGGAAAAGACAGCCCATTCAATTTGGAGGGGTTTTAAGAATGAAATCCGGTAATACGTCTATCAAACAGGGGACGAATATGAAACCGAAAAGCAAACCGCTGTTCCACCGGAAAAACATCCATATCGGGGATCATATTATCCGCCTGTTAATCTTCCGGACGCATAAACTGATGGTGAGGTACCTGAATAATAAATATGGCGATAAACACGAACAGTATCAGGGATTATTTTTCAACTACGAAAGGTTTATCGGCGGCATCCGTTCGCGGTTCATTGGGCAAATAATCATACATCTCAATGGCGAAAAAGAGTTTACCCTAACTCACGAATGCGTTCATGCCGCGATGTATTACCTCGAACTGACCGGTACGCCGCTCAATTTCGGGAGGAAGTCGGACGCGGGGGAGCGCGCTGATAAATACGATAACGCCGAGGAACGCCTCTGTGATGTTACCGGATATCTGGTATATGAGGCATTGGAGTTTATTAAGACAATCCGGAGATAAAGAATGTCGGCCGCTAAGGAAACGTTTATCCTCGAAGGGTTCGACGACCTGAACGGGGAACTGGATAGGCTTATCCCGGAGGATTGGCCGAAGATTCTGAACGCTATCGGGGTATTCGAAGTGTCCGCGACAGGACAGCGGTTTTTCGATCAGGTCTCCCCTGCAGGAAAACCGTGGAAACCGTCCGGGCGGGTGAAACGCGACGGCGGGAAGACGCTGACGGATAAAGGACAGCTCGCGGGAAGTGTGACGCATAAGACACACCCGTCCACCCGGTCGGTATCGGTGCTGTCGAACAAGGAATACAGCGCGATCCACCAGTACGGCGGAGTGATCAAGGCGAAGGACGGGGGCTACCTGCATTTCATCGGGGCGGACGGCAAGGATGTATTTGTGAAAGAAGTGAATATGCCAGCGCGGCCGTACCTCGGTTTCAGCGAGCAGGATTTGCAGGATATCTGCGATATGGTCGGGGATTGGCTGACGCGGCGCGCTTCGGCTCCGATCGGAGCTTAATAAGGAGACAGGGATGATCAGTGTTTTTAAAGCGTATCTGAAGGAATTGATCCTTGCGCAGACCGGAATACAGGACGGTAAAATATTTCTCGATGTGAAAGAGGAACAGACGTACAAAATCGCGCCCTGGGCGAGTATTTTGACACAACCGGCGCGGGTAGAAGTCCTGATGAGGAAAGAACCGAATTTCCAGCGTGTGATGAGGATCCGGAAGTACGACGTGTTCCAGCCGCTGTCGCTCGCGGTATGCGGGAAGACCGAGGCGGAAGCCGACGGCTGGATGGATGCGATCCTCGCGGCGTTATCGCCGTACCTGGTGAAGACGGACGCTACCGGGATGCAGCATATCGGTATCAAGCCGTCTCAGATCGACTACTCGGATACGTCCACCCGGATACGCGGGAATTCTGTCGCCGACGCCGAAATCGAGTTCGCGTTCAGCGTATTCTGCGCCGAGGCCGATCTCGCGCCGTATGTTCCAACAGAATAAAAATTAAGGGAGGAAATATATGTCAATAGGGAAAAAGAAAGAACCGGATACGGGAGCGGAAACCGCCCGGCCGTACGGAAAAAGGAAAGTAACTGTTACCGTGACGAAGCATGTCACGCTGAACCTGAGGCGGATGGGGCTGGAGGAACTTTTCGGGAAACAGCTTCATGACTGGAAGGACGGCGAGCTTACAGTGTGGGCGGCAAACGACGATGTCCAGCTTCTTAAAAAATACCGGTCGAACAAAATGATCGATATCAAGTTCGAATAAAATAAGGGAGGAAATAAAATGGCAACAGAATTTGGAAACAGGGCCAATGTCATCTCCGGGCCGTGTCTGATATATGTGGACGACGGAACCGGGGAGCGCAATGTAGGGCTGACACGGGGCGACGTGGAGTTCACGATCAAACCGGACGTGCGCGAGCAGAAATTCCACCAGTACGGCGAGACGCCTGTCGGGTACAAACTGCAGGGCATGGGCGCAATCGTGAAATTCAGCGCCGCCGAGTACACTATCGACAACCTGCGCCTCGCGATGCCGTGGACGACACTCTACACCGACGGCGCGAATCAGGCGTTAGGTCACGGCGCACAGATCGGGCTCGAACTGTCCGACGAAGCGGTGATGGTGCGTGTTCACCCGATCAATAAGCGCGGGACGGACGGCAATGACGACCCGACCTACCTGCATGCCGATGTGACGTTTTGGAAAGGTGTGAATATGAAGGAAACCCCGCGCAAGATCACCCCTGCGGACGATAAATTGATCGATATCGAACTCCAGTGTATCATCGATTCGTCGAAGCCCGCGAATTATAACGTCTGCATCGAGGGCGATCCCGATGTGGTCGGTATCGATGTGGCTCCCCCGACGGTAGCGAGCGTCAAAGCCGAGATTTCCGACGTACTGACGCTGGTTCCCGCCGATGACGCAGGACTTGTGGATATCGACGCGGCTTCGGTCATCGAGGTGATTATCGCCGAGGAGATCAAGAGTTGGATGGCTGTGCAGAAGTACATCACCCTCATTAAGGACTCGGATAAATCGATAGTCGCGGGCGCGTATGTCCACGAAGTGGTTACCGGTACGCCGGATACGAGCAAGATCACGTTTACCCCGACCTCGTCCCTGACCGCAGGCGCGGTATACCAGGTACTGATCGGAGGGCTGCAGGATATCAGCGGCAACACGATGGCCGGGATCACCCAGCGGAAGGTTACTGTGCACGCTTAAAGTTCAATATTAACAGTTCCTCGGCAGGCTCGCCTGCATTCTGCTTCGCCTGTCCGCCTGACGACGGAAGGCGGGCAGAAGCAGACATGGAATGACGTTTGTCACGCTGAGCACTTGCCCCGCCAAAAGCGGGGTGCCGAAGCGTTAATAAAAGTCCCGACTGGCGATACAAGGCGGTTCGATTCCGCACGGGACGAAGTGTTTACCCCATTCAAAGGGGTCGGAGAAAGGTTTTATGAGTATTTATGATTCGCTACCCGAATACCGGGATATAAAAATATCGTTCGGAAGAACGGTACGGATAAAGAAGCTCAATCTCGGCGAATCGCTCGAATGGGGCGAGTATTACCGGTATTATAAGTTCCTTGAAACGATTCAAAATACGCCTGTAAAAGGGGTTTTACAAATCGGTAATACGGCTTCTGAACAGACGAGACTGCTCCGGGAAATGGCGGGCATCTCGATTATGCTTGATGACCGGAAAGCAGACCGCAGTAGAATGTTATTTTTAACAAAGCGGGACCTGACCGCGATAATGGAACAATCCCAAGATATGAATAGATCACGGTTGAAGGTTGGAGAATCGTCATCCGGCTCTGCGAGTCGAAATGACGGTTGGTTGGACGATTTACTGGCGTTATTCGGGGCGCACGGGATGGAAAAAAAAGAAGTGCTCTCGCTTTACCCGGACGAGATACTCGCGCGGATCAGGGCATACAAAAAACGCGACCTGATCCGGCTGGCCGACCATGCGTCGGCGCAGCATGCGCCGGGGTCGATTATGGAACGCCTCGAAGAATTGGACGGCGGAGACGGGGCGGCGCAGAAGGATAAGATTTCCAGCGAAGAGGCGAAACGGATGGAAGAAAAGTACTGTCAGAACAACTACGGAGCGAGATAAAGGGCGTAATACATGCGGCGCCGGAAACGCCATCCGTGGCTGCTTCCGGCACTTCCCCCATCCGCTTGCATTACGCGAAGCGGGATGTGGGGTTCGCGGAAAGGAGATTTATTATGGCATTAGATAACAGAGTCGTGGAGATACAATTATTACTGAAGAGCGGGCAGTACGAAGCGGCGATAGCGAAGGTCAGCGAAATGACCGGGGGCGTCGGTAAAGCCGCTGAAAAGGACGCGCTCGGCGGGATCATGAACCTGCAGGCCGGGGCGGTATGGGCCGGGCAGAAGATCGGCGAGGCGTTCAAATGGGCGGCCGGGCAGATCATGGAATCTATACAAATGGCGAGCCAGTACGAGGAAGTCCATTCCAAGCTCAACACGGTATTCTCGTCGATCAGCTCGCAGGCGCAGAATATGGCGAACCAGCTTAAGAACGCCTACGGGCTTTCCGGCCTCGAAGCGGAAAAGCTCCTCGCGGCGACCGGCGACCTGCTGGTAGGGTTCGATTTCAGCGAGACCGCAGCGCTCGAACTGTCCGGGCAGGTGCAGAAACTCTCGGTCGACCTCGCGAGTTTCCAGAACCTCGAAGGCGGAGCCGCGCGGGCGAGCGAAATTATCACAAAAGCGATGCTCGGGGAACGGGACGCGCTTGTTTCGCTCGGCGTAAAGATCGGCGAGGCGGAACTGAAGGAGAAAGCCCTCGCGATGGGGTTCAAGGTCACCGCCGGGGAAATATCGAAACAGGCGAAGGCGCAGGCGACGCTCGCGCTCATCATGGATCAGTCGAAGAAGGCGGTCGGCGATTTCGCCCGGACGCAGGACAGCTTCGCAAACCAGACGAAAATACTTCAAGGACATTTGCAAGATTTACAGGTCGAGTTAGGCAAAAAACTCATGCCTGTATTCGAACCTTTCATTAAGGATATTAATTCCGCTTTTGAAGGAAAAAAAGATTTGAACAGCGCAACCACCGGCTTAATCGGAACTTATAAAAGCTATAAAGAAGTAACCGATCAACTGAAAGATTCTACTAAAAAATTAACAAAAGAAGAAGCTGAAAATTTAAAAGCTAAGCAAAAGCTTTTAAAAATGAAACTCGTCGAGGATTTAAAAGAAGTAAAAAAACAATATGAACAATATTCGAAAGAAATCCCGTTATTCTTACTGGAAGACCCACTAGAAATGACAGGAAAATATATAAAAGACACTGTTATATCGAAATACGATAAAAAAGGAAAAACCGCCTATGATTGGGCATTGGAGTATTATAATGATTTGACCGCTCAGTTAAATAAGATGGATGATGCAATAAAAAGCGGGCAGAAAACAGTAAGCTCTGTATTTGAAAGCGGCGGGGGAAAGTTTAAAGCCTATTTTAATACTGAGTTTAACGCCAATATCGGTAATTGGGATTTATACTTTAAAACATTTATGAAGAAGATAGACGATCAACGAGAAATACTACAAAAAGATAAAGCGAGTGCTTTGAATGAATTGAATGCGTGGGTATCTCAGTACTCATTCGCTATCGAACAAGGATACCTTACCCTCGAACAACTTGAAAATAATCTTCGCGCGCAGGGAATGAAAAATGTGGAAGATTTTATTGGTCGAATTAAGTCATATATGGATGGGATAAAAAATGTAGGTGAAGTCGGAGATACCGGAAATACTGGTGGGGAAAAGGAGCCGTCGGCAGCCGAGAAAAAGCTCGAGTTATTGAAAGCGCAGTATTCTTATTATAAAATGTCTGGGGCTTCGGTCGAATTTCTCAATAAAAACTTGAGAGAGCAGGAAGCCGTATTAATGCAGATTCGGCAAAATATTCAAGTCGATTCGATAGCATATTATAAAAACACCGAAGAAATCCTAAAAATCAGGGAAGAAATTAAAGAGAATGAAAAATCGATTGAAAAGACCGGGTTCCTGGTCGCGAAGAACGAAAGTAAACGGTTGGGTATTCTGCATGAAGAGAAGGAAACTATCGGCGAAATCGCGGAAATAGAAAAACAACGCAGTGATGAGTTGAAATCCGCGCTCGACCGGATGACGGGATACATGAGTACGTTCGTCGATAAATTCGGCGAAGGGAACGAAAAGGCGAAAAAGGTGGTCGAGACCGTCAATGAGATGGTTGGTATATTTCAGTCTTTCGCATCGGGGGACCTGATCGGCGGGATTTTCGGCGTACTGATGACTGTTGCCGGCGGAATAATCGACGCGATCAAAGGCGAGAATACGGAATACGAACGGCAGGAACAGCTTCTTGACCAGATACAGACGAAGGTCGAAAAGTATCAGGATCAGTTAAACGGTATCCGGGACGCGCTTTCGCAGATCAACAACCTTTACAGCGATCCGAAAATACAGCTTGAACAGTCGAATAAACTCCTTGAGATCGAAAAAGATAAAGCGGAAAAACAATTAAAACCCGCACAAAGTCAATTACAGGGAATATTTTACCGGGAACTTAGTAATTATTGGGATATGCAGAAACAAAAAGGAATGTCAGATGAAGAGCTTTCAAAAATACCGAGATACAAACTCTATAAAGATATGTTTAACTCCTTAGCATTAGATGAACACGGTCTAATCGCAGATTTACCGTCTCTAATGGACGCAATTTCCTCAGCTCCGCATGGTTTCCGCGCCGACGTACAGGCGTTAATCGATCAATTAATCGGCGCGAACGGCGACCTTGCCGCGACTATTACACAGCTTAATGAAAATAACGAGGCTCTCGCGCGGCTCCCATTCGAAACTCAGATGGAAATCCTTCAAGCGCAGGAGGCGTACCTCAAAGCAAGCGGAGAGGATTACAACGCCAATCTTCAGTCCCAGATCGATGTTCTTACCGAGCAGCTTGAAATCATCACAGATGAGACAGAGAGATACCAGATCATGACCGAGATCGCGAACCTGCGGAAGGAACTCGAGGAAAGCACCGCCGAAATAATCGACGAACAGAATCAGGAGCTCGAAGAGCAAATCAAGCTGATCGACCGAATCCGCGAGTTAACGGAAGGCGCAGCGTTCGACACGGAGAACCTTTGGAATATCCGGCAGGCGATGACGGAGTACCAGCGTCAGGGGTATTCGCAGGCGCAGGCCGCGCGGGAACTGTCGCAGATCGGGGTGAAGGAGCAAATTGTCGATCAAAGCAAGACGTTTAATGGATTAACTATTAATATTTCGGAAGCGCAGGGGGATACGCTCGACGAGGCGACTATCGGCCGACGGGCGGGGATGCTGTAGAGACACTTCGGCTTCGCTCAGTGTCCGCCGGATGTCGAGTGTAGTCGAGACAGGGGGAAATAATGCATAGAAAAGGATGTCTTTCGGGGATAATGGGAGTGGTGTTTTGGATCGTGATTATCGCCGGGATATGCGGGATAGTATTATTGGCAACCAGTTGCGGCATCTCGGCTGCGCTCGACGACCGCGGATACCTCGACCAGCTCGGTATGACAAATAATAAGGAGAAAATTATGCCGGAACGGAATAGCCTGCTTTTTCAGGCATGGAACGTAAAGAAGAGCGATTTTTGGACTAAAGCGCCGGTACCCCGGATAAT